CCAGAATACCTAAGCACCTCATTCGCGCTTGGATTCAAAAATGAATCTACATCAATAAGTCTTTTAAGCTCGTGGTCGGTAGGAGTAGCAACCCCGCTGATGTTACCAATCCACACCTTGTTGTGAGCAAGGTTAAGGTTGTTTCCGTCAACCACTGACATGTCTACAGACACAATACCTTCAGAGGCGTCCACTTTGGTTACTACACCCACATAGAAAGACCCGTTAGAGCCGCTAGGTTCGGTAGCAGTAAGACCACCGCCTACGCCAACATACAGTCTATCCCCTAAAGAGAAGCCAGAAGTGTCCATGTTGTACAGCCCTCCAGCAACAATAACGTCTACATCATCGGTAGGAGACGAGACATCTGCAGCAACTACGCCTATAGGGGGCAGGGTGGAAGACACTGAGGCATCGCAAGCTCGCAGGTCTGTTCCCAGCAAATAAACTGGATCTCCTTTAGAGATGGGGGTTCCACCGAACCGTAAGTCGCCACGATTAAGAACAAGGATTTCAGCGTCACCCCACTCAGTATCGTAGTCGGTGCCTGAAACTTTTTTTAATACTTGTGGTCTGGTTCCTCCTTTTGGAACTCCAACGCCTGGTAGTCCGTAATTGACTTTGACTACTGGTGTGGAATTTACAATTACCTTTGGACTACTCATACTGCAAATATACTAAAGAAGATCAGGGGGTAGAATCAACGTCGTCGTTTACCCTGAAGGTTCCGTATAGCAGAGTCTTTATGTATGCACTCCCCCCAACGTTGTCGAATACATCTTCAGCGGTGTCTGTAACCTGAAGGTCGTAAACGTAAAGTCCTGGCTCAATGTCCGCAGTAGTAACAGCTGCCGACCTAATCGTAAGTTCAGAATTTTGAGCAGCGCCATTTGCAACCGAATAAGCAAAGGTTATAGCGTTAGGTGCAGACTCTGAGTCTTCAGCCACCTTAAGTAGATATGCGCTAGAGTTGGCCCCATCCAAAGAGGGCATGGCTGTCTGAAAGTCAATCACCAGCTCGAAGCTGTCTCCTCTTTTACAAACGATGTCTAGTCGAGGGGCTATGTCTAGATTTACTGTGGCCATTATTTTCTGTATAATTGTCCTTACCGCGTTAAGCGTTTTGGTTAATAAGGTTGTTAACAATTTCATCTGCTTCTTCTTGAGCTAGGTCTTCAGTCTCCTTCAGCTCCGACCTATCTCCCTTTCTTTGAGAGATAAGCTTGCTCTGTTCGACAGCCTGTTTTTCAACGCGCTCATCCTTACGATCCTCCTTGAGGACTTCTAGCTTCTCCTTAAACTCTTGCTCTTCTGTTCTAAACCCGAGAGTAGCTTGAGCCCTGATAAGTTCGATTTCTTTACGGTATTGATGCTTTACTTGTTCCATCTGCATCTCAAGCTGAGCTTTCATTTGCATCTCCTGAGCCTTAAGTTGCGCTTCTACTTGAAGCTCTTGTTGCCTAGCCTGAGAAGCCGCAGCAGCCGATTGCTGTTGAATCTGAGCTTGCTGCTGAGAATTCTGCATGGCTATCTGCTGGTTGCGAGCGATACGCTTAGATCTTCTAACGATAAGAAGTCTTTCCGCTTGGTTGACGTCTTTGAGCTGTCTGATGGCCATAGCATCCTCGATATCTAACTCCTTCTGAGAAAGGGCTATCTGAATGTTTTGCTCCAAGTATTGACGTTCAGTATCTTCCATTTCCTTCACGATACGAACTCCGAAGTTGTACATGGGAAGATTCTTAAATGAAGACAAAACCTCCATGTTTGCATCGCCAATAGCGTTGGTGTACGCATCGTATATAACGCTACCTACAGGGAGTACTTGCAAACACTTAACAACGTCAGAGCAAACCTTCTTGAACAAAACGATAGATGCGTGAGTCATATCGTAGATGGCGTTATTTCCAGCTGCAATGGCTTGCTGCTGAACACCAACAAGAGTATCCCCCTTAGGCGTGGAAGCATCCATCATTTCGTTGATGCCTGTGGTATCCCTGATGAGCCGTAAGTAGTGGTTATATAGCCCAATGAATTCGTTGATGTTTCGAACAGCATTTCCAATCTCTCTGATCGGTGGGTTCTGAAATCCTCCTTCTGGGTTCTTGCTTCTGTAATAGAATACACCAGTCTGCTCGTAGATGTCGTGAAGCTCCAATGGCTGCAACTCCCCACCCTTGCCAAGCTGGACATTCTCCAGTCCTTCGATATCAATGATGATGCCGTCAGGCTTAGCTTTAGCTACTGCCTGCTGAATCTTAAGATGGGTCAACTGAAGCTGGTCTGCAAACCCGATGCAGCTATTCACCATAGACTTAGGCATCATGTTGTCCATGTTTGTAGCGACAACAGAGTAAGACAGGTTAGCTTTTGAAAGGTCGTAGAGGTTCTTGGGGATGTTGGTCTTCATCCCATAGCTGAACAGCTTATCACACCCCAACACGTAGTATCCGCCATAGACGGTTTCGTTTTCAAGACACTTAACCTCTCTCTTGTAAACAGAGTTGGTTGGAGCCTTATACCCCTCTTCCTTAGCATAGAAGCCTACATTGCCGTATCTGCTCTCTTTCTCTTCGAAGTACATCTTGTCAACAGACAAGAATTCGAACTCAAGAACATCAACCATAAACTCATCGTACCCGAAGTGAGCCCGATTCGATTCGGGATCATAGGTAGATTGAGACATCCTGTGAGACTTGTTGTCTGACTTTGTCTTGACGTTGTTTGCTATGCTCTTGTAATCTTCCTCGGTCAGTTGATCTCCAGCCAATCTTTTGAGCTCATGAATAGGCATGCGCTTGATGTGGCCAGCGTAAATCATATCCCCGAACAATGGGTCTTTGACTTCATTGTGTACAAAGTCAATGGGATCTACGTACTCAGTCTTGATGCCGTAATTGGGATCATTGCTTCTCTTTACGACAGCCATGCCTAGATCCACAATATCCTTCACGGATCTTCTGTAGATAGAGTCGTGGAAGTCATTCCACTGCAAGGTCATATTTGTAGCGATCTGAGCGGCAATCTCTGAAGAGGACTTGATGTTGTTCCCCATAAAGATCTCAGCCTCCTCTAGAGTGTCTGGAAGAGAATCGACCTCAGCAACGTCTACACCAGTCTTGTCTTTAATTTCGGAGAGCTGCTTCTTGGCTTTGATAAGAGCCTCCATCTTTTTACGCTCCCTGTCTTTCTCAGAAGAAGAGAGGGGGTCGACAGCTTCCAGGTTTGGGTACGGCTCTCGGGACAGAATCTTGTTCACTACTATTCTGGCGAACTTTGGCAGTATGGGTACTGGAGTAAAATCCAAGTTGAGGAAGCTGCCGTCTCCATTGTTTGGGTCCATGCTAGTCAGGAGCTGACGATAGATGGCTGTGTCTTGAGTCCCGTTAGCGTAGGCTCTGTTTTTTAGGAATGTATCCCTTCTGCGACGCATGAGGGAGTTTTCCCTTTCGAGAGATCCCCACTGGTTCTCAATAGCCTTAGCATATTGAAGGCCATAGGAGATGCTTTCTTTGACCTCTCTCTTTTCAAGAGGACTGGGAAATCCTTTTTTAGATGGTTTGTTGTCCCCGTACATTAGCGCAAATATACTAACATTACGAGTGCCAGTGTTTTATCTTGTACTGCCTAAAGAATTTCTTCTCGTCAAAGTTGGACTTTGGTTTTTCGACTTTCACTTTCTGGGCAGCAAGAAGGGCCAAGCCAGAACTAATTGTCAAGTCAAACTTTGTTCTATTTGATATCTTGTAGCCAATCCAATCCTCAAGCGTTCTATTGAGATACATCTTACCCATCTCTCCTGTCTCTGTGTTCTCGCCGACATGATCGTGAATGTAAGTCTCTATAGCTTGAGCATGTGATTGGATTACGTCTTGAGAGTTAGAGGGGATACCTTTGGTTTTAACATTGACCTTAGAACTAGATGAAGACAGATGATCTGGTCTATCCATTAGGTAGCCATCATAACCCCTTGACTCGAAGTACCTTACAATTCCGTACTTGTTGTTCTCCACGAGTAGCGGATAGCCGTAGTAGAAGGCGCACATAAGAACGTCTTCGTAGAAAATGCTGGCGAGGTCAGGTCTGGAAGCATACTCGACAACGAACATGTTTGCGGGGGCGTGCATGTTGAACTTGTTGTACAAGTGTAAAGCTCCCTTTGACCCCCTGCCATCAACAGTTTGATCGAGATCATAAGAGTCAACACCGCCGCAACCAATGTGGCCGTTCGCTGGTTTTTTCTTTCCACGTTCATCTATGAATTTATTTCTGTCTGAAGCAGCAGGCTGCCAAGCTACGTGGAACCTACCATTGGTATCGGGAGAGAATATAACTTCTTTGTCTTTCTCCTTCCACATGAAGTTACCCCTGACTACGGGGTTTGGATACAAGTCGTTGTTGTGATCTATTTGCTGGTAGATCTTGCCTACAGTGAACAGACTCCCCTCGATGCTATCTCTGAATGCCTCTTCCTCTGTAAAGGGAAACTGTCTAACAACTTCGTTCAGCTCAGAGGCGTCATTCTTAAGGCTGTCTCTTTCATTCTTCAGGTACGTCTTCGCCCCAGTCTCGATGATCTCACCGTCGATACCTTCAACGGGATTGTCAGGGTCTTCCGTAACGGGATTACCATACCTATCAAAGAAACCTTCGAGGGCATCGTAAGCTGGTATAAAGATGCGATAGAGTCCGCTTTTAGTCCTACCATTTGCATTGCGTTCATTCGGATTAGAGTCTTCCCATAAGGCTTTGTATTCGTTTCCACCCTTATCCATTGGGTTCA